CATCTGCTAAAACTGCTAATGACCCTAATTCAAGAATTAATAAAGCTCTTAGGGCTTGGAATTGTTAGTTTACTACTCATACATTCAACTATGGATGAATTTAAAGATCACAGAAATTTTTTAAAAAAAATAAGAGAAGTAAAATCTACATATAGTCCAGATTCTTTTGAAGCTAATCTTAACGATGATTTTATTTTAACTGTAGCTACAGCTGAAACAGGTAACTTTAAATACAAAGATGCAGATACAGCTAAAGCAGCTAATAATTTTTTTGGCATACAAGCAACAGGTAAGGAGCCACACATATTATCATCAGATCCAGATAAACCCGCAAAGGTAAAGAAGTATAATACTGCTGAAGAAAGTATTAAAGATTTTTTAAACTTAATAAAAACTGGTTCTAATTTTGAAGGTGTTAGAGAGTCTATTGCCAGAGGTGATGATACGATTAATTACTTTGATGGGCTAGGTAAATATGCTGAGAAAGAAGATTACACAGAATTTTTAAAAGATGTATATATAACAAGAATTGCTAAGTTAATGAATCCACAAGATGATACTGGTAGATTAATATTACCAGTCAAAAAATCTGTAACTGAGCAAATGAATAAATTAAAATAAAAAAGGGGAGCCAGAACGACTCCCCTAGAGCAGGCAACAACGAAGACACACAGAGAATTTACTCTGGGTGTCTTTTTTTTTGTACTAAAATAACCCTATATTTTTTGTATAATTTGTCTAATATCATTCTCTAATTTTCTCCCTACAGAATTAGCATGATTAATTACAGCAGCACATAAGTTACCGTGATATGGATATCCTTTTAATGCTTCTCTAATTTTACCTACAGGTTTACCACCATAATCTACTACGATAGCATTATCTTTGTTTAATCCTATTTTTAATTCAAATAATATACCTGTATATTTATCTATACTATTTTTTTCCGTCATCACTTTCTCCTGTGTGGGGTGTAAGGCTTGCTAGTTTATTCATTACAGTATGTACTTCACCGTATGGTCTTGTCATTAAGTACCTCATAAGATCCATAAGTAATTCAGATGTTACAAGGTATTTTTTAGGTTCTGCTTTTTTTTTATTATCCATTATTCCTCCTATTAAAATGGTATATCGTCTTCAGTAGGATAATGCTTTTTTAACATTTCTAACTTCTCTTCAGCATTAGCTACTAATTCTAGTTGTTTATCAATTTCATCTATAAATTGTGGGTGCTCTCCTATACCTACTGATTTAGTCATGTATACTGATATAGTTGCTTTAGCAACCTTTATATCTGCTTCATATTTAGCAGTTAGTGCTTCTATAAACATATCTTCCATTACCACACTCCTTTAAATTGATAGTATTTATTCTCTACTAACTCCTCATCATCAAGATAAGGATTATACTTTGCTGCTTTAGATTCTCTAGCATCTCTTATAGTTTGATTAAGAGTTCTACCATCTCTAATACATGCACTTACAAAGTCTTCTACTTCTAGTATAGCTTGTTTAACTTGACCCATTGTTGACCTCCTTTACTAGCCTATTTAAATACCATTGTGCTTTGCATAGATCTTCTAAAGGCTCTCCTTTAAATTTATATCTTGCAACGTACTTTAGTATATTACCTTTTAAATATCCATGAAACTCATCGCTAGTCATGCAATCAGTTATCACATCTATTGTTTCTTTTCTACCATGTAGATAGTGTGCAGGAGCATTGACATTATCATATCTAATCTCGTTCTCATATGACATATCATGCCCGTGATCTATCTTCTTATCATACTGCCTTTTACTTTTTACCATACTCTCTCCTAATAGTTTTAATATCTATTGTTTCAATATTATAATTACCATCTTTTACTTCTCTTTTAACTATTAATCCACTCCACCACATATGCTGAGTATCTCTTGCAAAGTGCTCATCATGATTAAGATAACATCCTGCAGATAAACCATGTAACTTTTTACCATTTGGTAATGTAGATACAGCATAATCTAGTAAATGACTATGGCCTACTGTAGCAGAAACTTTGTGTTTTGTCAATAGAGTTCTTCCAATATTTTCTCCAGATATAGCTGAACCCATAATACCAGAAGGAAAATGGTGTGCATAATGTATACCATCTACAACTTTCATTTGCTTGTAGGGTATTTCTTGCCATCCATACTTTTTAAATTGCAAGTCAGATATTTTCATAGTACCATCTAACTCTGGATTTTCATCTACAAATCTATCTATACGATCTTCATGATTACCATGTAACATAATCTTTTTAGCTTTATGTTTTCCTAGTCCTTTATTAAACAAAGATAATGCTTCATGAGAATGATCCATATCTTTCTGATATCTTCTACCTTCAAAGGATTTTTTTCCTCTATCATATGTAGACAGAGAATCCATGCTACAAAAATCACCCATGCATATTACATGTGTAACTTTAAAATCTGCGGCTAATCTACCTGCCCACAGAAATCTATCATTGTTTGCTTTAGGTGTACAATGAGGGTCACCTATAACTAAGTGCGTTGCCATTAGTTTAACTCCTTATCTCGTTTCATTTTTAGGTACTCAAGAAAATCTACTACATTAGATGCATCATCAAATTCTGCAACAGAACTAATGGTTAGATTATCACTTTTCTTTTTATCGTCAGCAAATCCACGTAGTCCCCATAGAAACGTTGAATGAGGGTCTGTAGTTGCCATTTTTATCATGCCTCTAGCTATCGTAGAACATAATTCGTATTGCTCTGTAGACATCTTAGACTTACTATCCATAATAATACCACATGTAAATCCTTTTTGCCATGGGCTAACTATTACTTTTACAGAGTTTATTAAATTTAAATTATTTTTTTTCTTCATTGTACCAATATTTATCTACATTTTCTTTATTATAATCAATAACTTTATGTTCATAACCTCTTTTCATACTTGTTTTACCAAAGTATTCAGCCTTTTTTAGGTCATCAAATATTTGATTAGTAAATATTTTATATTCTGTGTCCTTCTTTTTTTTATAAATAACAAAATAAAGCATATCACTATATGGGTTTAGAGTGTCGATGGCAAATAGACCCCTCAAACTACTCACCACCGAACTCTACGGCCTCCTCCTTTGGATTAGTTACAGAAGTGTACCAAATCCATTTAGGATTCTTACCCTTAGATTGCTGTTGTTGTAGCAACTGCAATTTATCTCTTCCCCAACAAGGAAGTTTGTATGGGCAGTATGAACACACAAAGCCCAGAACTCTGTTACCAGTAGGTTTACTTCTAAAAGTTTCTGCAACATCGTCATAACATCTTTTAAAAGGTTTACCTTCTTTAATTGCTTTTACATTTTTCTTAGCAGAATCTAATGCATTCTTTTTATATTCCTCATGTACAGTTGGAGTCTCACAAACTGTCCATTCTCCCGTAGATTTATTAATAGCTATCCAACCGCCAAAGTTTTTTTTCTGACTTTCTCCATATAAAAACCCTTGTGACGCATAACCAAAGGAATCCTCCTTGATAACCTCCAGAAATCCACCTGCATCTCCAAACTTTTTTTCAAAGGAATAAGGTGACGCACTCTTAATATCCCATATTTTCTCATCGATCTCAACATCTTGTCTACCCTCAATTGAGTCTCCATTAAACTTGTATGTAACTTTTTTCTGCTCATTTTTAATATTTACTCCTGCCGATTTCATAACAAATATAGCTAGTGCTTCAATCAAATCACCAAAAGTATTTCTCATTTTATTATTGTAAGGTTGTCCCTCACCTTTAATACCTTTAGCTTCCATCTGCAACTGACATAATGGTCTACCTACATTTGACATTCTTAGTTCAAATTTATCATTTCTCTTTTCTGCAAACTGTTTTAGTAAGGCGTTTTTACACGCCTCACCAAATTCCTGTACAAGTTTATCATCAACCTTTACAGGATTTTTAGATACAGTATCTAAGTATTGCTGTACTTTTAACAATATATTATTCATTAAGAAGCTAGTACTTTCTCTGGTGAATCTTCTATTTCTTCAACAATCTCAGCGTCTATCTTATCAGAACCATTAGATTTTTTTGCTCTAACAGAGTTATATGCATCTATAACTTCAGCATTCTCTGTATCTATTGACTCCTGGAACACCTTTAATGTCTCCATATCTGTTTCAGATAATTGTAAATTAGCATCTGCATTTACTCCTATCTCTGGGACATAAAAAACATTACCACCTTTTTTCTGTCTTTTAGTATCTAAAGAAAAAGCACAATTAAACATAAGTTTCTTTCTTTTTTTCAGAAGATCTAAAGCAGAAGTAACAGGTGTAAAAGCTGTACCAGTTACTCTGTACAGAACTGGCAAATTCTCTACACTATGCGGCTCACCTTGTGCAGTTTTACCATCTTTAATAGATAATAAACCATACACTAACTTATAACATCGTATAGTTCTTTGCTGTTCTAGTACCTCTGGAGTAAGATTTGACCTTTC